ATAGTAGGTTGTTTTCCTTGTAATGTTTCTTGTAAATTATTTACATCAGTAATTTTTAATGAATCAGTTGTAATTACATCTTGTTTACTGTTTATTTGACTTTGAACATCAGAAGATATATTGCTTAAATAACTAAAAGCTGTATTAGATACACTACCATCTGCTATTAAATTAGCATTTAAACGATTTTGTTCTGTAATATCTTTTTTTGAATCAATTTGTTCTTGAATATTAGATGTTACATCTTTTAAATAATCAAAAGCTTGATTAGAAACATTTCCATCTCCTATTAAATTAGTATTTAATCTATTTGATGTATTTATTTGATTTTGTTTATTATTCCAAACATTAGCATTTAATATATAATTATCATCAATTTTATCACCCTTCCATTTACCAATATAATTATCACTTGTTATATTACCTGCAACATGTAATAATGAATTTGGATTTGAAACTCCAATTCCTACTTTATCTAAATAATATATAATATTATTATCAGTAGTCCATTGACTACTATTTCCTGTTGAAATCTCAATATTACCATCACTATTATTTAAAAATATATTATTACCTGCTGTAAGAGTTGTTAAATTAAAAGAACCATCATTTTTACCAATTAATAATTTTCCACTATGGTCTTCATTAGATAAACTTAATCCTGTACCTCCTTTACTTACAGGAATAGATGTACCATTCCATGTTCCACTAATATCAGTACATTTTATACTACCAACAACTTCTAAATCAGAATCAGGAATATTAGTTCCTATACCAACATTTCCTTGTGAATAATATATATGTGAATTATATAAATTAGAATTTAATGCATCATTCCATTTACTACTTGAACCTGTTGATATTTCTATATTTCCATCAGTATTATTAACTGTAATATTATTACCTGCACTAATAGATGTTAAATTAAATGTTCCATCACTTTTTCCAATTAATAATTTTCCACTATTATCTCCTGTTATATTTAAACCTGTTCCTCCTTTATCAACTGGAATAATGTTTCCTGACCAATTACCAGATATATCTGAATCACCATTATTATTTCCTCCTGGATATTCTAATAAAGTTAAATTACTAACATTTAAATTTCCCATAACATTTAAATTTCCACGATTTAATATAAGTTCAGCATTTAAATTATTAGTTATACTAACATTATTAGTAACATCATTTAATGAATAATCTACATTTCCATTACCAGATATTGCACCAATTCCTAAACCATATCCACCATTATATCTATAAAATGTAATTTTTGGTGGTTTATCAATATCTAAATAATTTGAAGGATCTAATCCACTAATATCATTCATATTATGATTAAACATCAATACTCCACCATTAGCATCTAATATCCATTCTCCTTCACCAAAGGGAATTATTGTACTTCCATCAGGTCTATATAACGTATACATATAACTTCCTAATGGATCGTAATCAAATGGTATAGCATTTACTAAATATTCAGAATAAAATGATATAGCACTATAATTTTCTGGACTATCTCCTATTGCACTACCTAATACGTATTGTAATTCTAATTTAACATATTTTCTTATAATTGTATCATCAGAAGTTTTACCTGTTATACTACCTTCAATAGGTTCTTCTAAATCATCTAAATTAGCATTTAATAATTCTACAGGAACAGTAGCAGGTATAGGATCTGTTAATATTTGTTTATCTGGTATTATAGTAGGCATAGAATTATATAACTCTTGATAATAATCAACATAACTATTAGTACTTGATTTATTATATAGCTTTTTAAATAAAATATTTAATTTTTCATCATTAGTTAAACCAGACATTACACTTATATATATTAAATAATTTATTTTTTAATTTAGTATATTATTGATATTAATTAAATTTATTAAAAAAAATATAGTTTTACAATAAAATATAATGTAAATATATAATATATGAAATTATTAATATTAATTATTTTTATAATAGCTTGTATTTTTATAACTATTGGTTATAATAAATCAAACTTAAAATGCCCACCTACTAAAATTGAATATAGATATATTCCAAAAAGTTTATATCAAATGCAGTTTGAAGAACAAAATATAAATGAATTATTTGACACTATGTTTAATTAAATTAATTCATATAATAAACAATAAATATTACTTTTATTTATATCTTCAAAATTATTAATTTCTTCAACATTAGTATCGTTAAATTTATACCATTTATTTGTTTTAATATTTTTTGTATATGTATAATAATGACCAAAAGACATTATTCCTTCATGAATAATAATAGATTTTAAATTATAATTATGATTCTTATTAAAATAATTTTCTAATTCTATTTTTTCTTCTAAAATTATATTATTACATTTTTTATGATGTTGATTATAATTTTTTAATGTAATTAATAATACTTTTGGTAATTTTAATAAATTTAATTTTTTTTTAACTTTAGTATTATTACATTTTTCACATTTATAATCATCTAATTTTTCTTCTGAAATATGATTTTTTATACAATTTAATAAATTATTACTATTAAATTCTAATTCTAAAATCATAAAAGGATTATAATTTTCAATTGAATGATTACATATATCACAAGAGATTTCTTCATAATATTGTCCATAAAATATATCAACAATAAATGAAAATTCTTTTTTAAAAAATTTTTCCCATATTTTTAATGAATTATAATATATTTTATCATTTTTAGTATTAACTACTCCATTAATATTAATAGTTAAGTCATTATAACACACTTCTTCATTTATTTTATTTAAAATTTGTTGTAATAATTCATCTGCATCATTTTGATCATTAATAACAATTTCAAAATTTTCTTCTAATGATTTAAAAATACTTTGAGGAACTATTATACAATTTTCTGACCAAATACCTTTATATAATCTTATAAGTTCATTTATTATATAATATTTTTTATTTCCATTTAACTTAAAGTCATTATTTAAAATATTATTTAAAAAAATTTTAGAAGAATTTAATGTTTGAATTATTGAATTTAAATAACATGTATTTCCAAAATTTTGAATTCCACATATTCCATCACCATTCATATAAATAAAATTAATTAATATCTTTTTATATGATATATTTAATATTTCAAAATAATTATTTATTTTAAAAATATTTTAACATAATATAATATTATATGTCGTTAAATATAAAAACACTTGAACCAATAAATGATGTACTTAATTTAAAAGATGAATATTTAGGTATTGAATTAAATATTTCTAATATTGAAAAACTATTATTAAACCAAATAAATCCTGATTTATTAAAAGAATTATCTGATTCTAATGAACAACAATTATCTTATAAACAAAAAATATCCGATTATAGTAAAGAAAAATTATTAGATACAGAAATTACTACTGATAAAGATTCTAATATTATTTTTGAACATTTATCAAAAATAGATAAAAAAAAAACAATAGAAGAATTATCTAAATTCGGATTAAAAGAAAGTTATCAATTCCACAATTTAAATATAATTATAAGATATTGGTTGTATTTAAATTATGAAAAATATAAATATTTTTTTGAAACTGAATCCGATATTACTATTTTTGATAAAACATTTAATAATATTTTAATAGAATTAATTAAAAATAATAATTTAATTGAAAATACTTTAAATATTAATCGTAATAATTATTCAGAACAGTTTGTTAAAGATAATTTATTGATTATAAATAAATCTACTTACAATTTTACAATAGAAGAAGAATATGATTATATTGAAATATATTTCTTACAAAAAATAACTAATAATATCATTGATGATAATCCATCAAGTATAAATATAAATGATAGTAATATTAATTATTATCAATATTTTCATAGTTATAGTATTAATGATTGTAATTCTTTTACAATTAAATTAGATGAAACTAATTTAGATAATTCATTATATTTTATATATTATAGATTATTAAAATTTATTCAAATACCTGATAATATAGTATATAAAAATGAAGAAATTATAAAAGAATTAAATAATAATTCTAAATATTTATTAAAATATAAAAATGATACATTATCATTATCACGTTCAAGTAGTAGCGTTTCATCAGGCTCTATAGATGAAGAATTTATGTTAAAATTACAACAAAAAACATTAGAAAGTTTATTTAATAAAAAAACAGATTATATAACAAATAATTTTAAATTAGATAAATTTTTAGATTATCCACATTATAGAATTAATACTATGTTTTGTATTGATGAAAATAATAAACAAAATTTAATTATATTATTAAATAGTTTAATTAAAATGTATGTTATAACTGCTATTATTTTAAATAATATATTACTAAAACAGATAGAATTTATAGATGGAGATATTGTTCTTGAAAATATTAGTAAATTAGAAAATTCTGTATATAATTTATTAATTAAAAATAAAGATGAATTTATTAGTAATTCAGAACAACAATTAATTAATATAAAATCTAAAATATTACAAATAGAACAAAATTATAATGAAGATTTTAAAAAAGAAAGTAATCAAATATTAAAAGAAATTATTACTAAAAAATATAATATTGATATTATAAAATATAAAATAGTAGAATCAATTTATCAAATAAAAAATAATGCTTTATTTGAAGAAAATTTAGTAAATGACACTACTATTTATGAAGAAATTATATTTAGAAATAATTCAACATTAGAAGAATATTATAGTAAAATAATAATTGATGATAATTTAGATATATATGATTATGAATCAATAATATTTCATCATCAGAGTTTAAATAGTGATATTTTTACTTTATTATCTAAATTAATTATTGATGAAGATATTGATAAATTACAAGAAAAATATAACAAAGAAAAAATAGATAAAATAAAAAAAGATAAAGAATTACAAATGAAACAAGAAAAAATAAATCAAGAACAAAAATTAATTCAACAAAAACTAATTGAAAAACAAAAAGAAGAAGAAAGAAAGCAAAAAGAAGAAGAAAGATTAATTGAAGAAGAAAAAAGATTAATACAAGAAGAAAAATTAATTGAAGAAGAAAAACAACAATTAATTGAATTAAATGAAAATAAATTATTAAAAGACAAATATATAGTTTTTAAAATAAATGTAAAATCACAATCAATTATAAATAATAATAATGAAAGTATTACATTATCTAATGAAATATTATCAAAATTATCAAATATGTATTTACAAGATTTAACAATAAATGTAAATAAAAAACAAATGATTTTTAAATCAGGAGAACACTGTTTTCATTATATGAAATTTTTATATGCTAGTGCATTTAATAAAAATAATCAAGATAGAAAAGAGATATTAGATGCACAGCTTATAAAAATTATGGAACAAGATGATCCTAAAAAAGTTAAATCAATTAGTGGAAAAACTAAATTACAATTAACAAAAGAAGAAATTGATTATTGGAATTCAAATTCTTACAAAATTCAAGAAAAAATATGTGAAATTAAATATAATTTTAATAAAGATATTCAAGAATATCTTCAATTAATATTAGAAAATAACTATATTTTATATCATTATGAAAATCCAAGAAAAAAATTAGAAGAATCTAAATTAAATCCACCATATTGGGGGGCTTTTATTAGTAAAGAAACTAATGAATTTATAGGATTAAATAAACTTGGTGAAATATGGATGAATTTGCATAGAAGAAAATCAATGACAACTGATAAAAAATTAGAATTAAAACAAAAAATAGAACAACAAGAACAAGAAAAACAAACATTAAAAGAATTAGAAAAACAAAAATTAAAAGAATTAGAATTATTAAAACAAAAAATAGAACAAGAAAAACAAGAAAAAGAAAAAATAGAAGAACAACAAAAACAAGAAAGAAAACGTAAAAGACAAGAAGATAGAAAATTAAGAAAACAAGAAGAACTTAAAAAACAAGAAGAAAAACAAAGATTAGAAGAACAAAAAAGAAAAGAAGAAGAACTTAGAAAACAAGAAGAACTTAGAAAACAAGAAGAACTTAGAAAACAAGAAGAACTTAGAAAACAAGAAGAACTTAGAAAACAAGAAGAACTTAGAAAACAAGAAGAACTTAGAAAACAAGAAGAAGAACAAAGAAAATTAGAAGAACTTAGAAAACAAGAAGAACTTAGAAAATTAGAAGAACTTAGAAAACAAGAAGAACAAAAAAAATTAGAAGAACTTAGAAAACAAGAAGAACAAAGAAAATTAGAAGAACTTAGAAAACAAGAAGAAAAACAAAGATTAGAAGAACTTAAAAAACAAGAAGAACAAAGAAAATTAGAAGAACAAAGAAAACAAGAAGAACAAAAAAGAAAAGAAGAAGAACTTAGAAAACAAGAAGAACAAAAAAGAAAAGAAGAAGAACTTAGAAAACAAGAAGAACTTAAAAAACAAGAAGAACAAAGATTAGAAGAACAAAGAAAATTAGAAGAACAAAGAAAATTAGAAGAACAAAAAAGAAAAGAAGAAGAACAAAGATTAGAAAAACTTAGAAAACAAGAAGAACAAAGATTAGAAGAACAAAAAAGAAAAGAAGAAGAACTTAGAAAACAAGAAGAATTACAACAAAAAAAAGAAGAAATACAACAAATACAAAATGTATCTATTGAAGAATTTATAAATAAAGATGAATTAGATGGTTTAGATATTAAATGGTATAATTCTAATAAAGATAAAAGTGAATTTAAAAAATTACAATTTGGAATTGAAGAAATTATTAAAGATAAACAACAAGTATATAATATATTAAAATTAACTATTGAATTTAAATTACTTAAAATATTATCTAATGAAATTAAAACATTTAAATTATGTTTAAAGAAATCATTTAAAACAAATAAAAAAGCTTTTGATGCTTTAAAGAAAAAATTATTAAATTTTAATAGTAAAGATTGGAATAATTATCTAGATAAACTATTAAATATAATTAAATAAAAATATACTTAAAATAGATTTAATTATGATTAATAATGGATATTAATAATATTAAAATAGATATTGATGATGTTAATGTTAATAATAATATGAATGATATTCAAGATAAAAATGATATTTTAAATAGTTATATTAAAAATATTATTAATTATTGTGAGAATATAATTAATATATTAGGTTATGGATTAACTGAAAATATTTATCATCGTGCTTTATATCAGGATTTGCTAAACAACAATTATAATGTTGACTTTAAAAGAATAATAAATATTTTTTATAATAATAAAAATGTTGGTTATGTAGAATGTGATTTATTAATAGAAATTAATGATAATGAATGTTTAATTATAGAATTAAAAACAATACAAAGAATAAGCAAAAAAGAAATTACACAAACTAAAATGTATTTAAAACATATTGAAAAATATGAAAAAAAAACAGGATTAATTATTAATTTTCCTATTAATTATGAAGATAATAAATTATATAAAATTGAATATAAACAAATTAATTTACCTTAAGTGCTATTTTTGATAATAAATTAAAATATTCCCAACAAGCATTTTTGCTTATATCAGACATCTCTTTCCATAAAACTTTCATACGCATACCTTCTAATAAACTCCATTGATTTCCACCTTTATCTTCTCCATAATCATTATTTAAAAAGAATGATTCATCTTTACTAAAAATATATTGGTTATAAGGTTCAATATATTGTTTGTAATATAAAACAATTTGTTTAGGATTAGTTTTTTTTAGCAGTAATAACATATTTTTATAGTATGGTAAATTTTCATCTTCAGGAAATTTTTCCGTAAGTTCATCTACAAAGTCAAATAAATTTTTATTAAATGCAGAAATTAAAGACATATATAATTAAATATTATAATAATTTATTGCTTATATAATTTAATTAAATAAATTCAATTATTCTTTAATATATAATAAATGTGTTATATTATATTTTTCTTTTTCTAATATTTGTTCAATAGTTTGGTTCAATTTTGATACATAAATATCACTAAACAAATACCAACCATCATCTTTTTCACTATAATTTACATAATGTCCTGAATTAGCACTACCATAATGAATTATTAATGATTTTAAATTATAATTAGTTCCATGAATATTTATTGATTTAATATGTGTTTTTTCATTTATACTATCATCATATACTATTTGATTATTTAATTTAATTTTATTTCCTGAATTAATATCAAAATCTAATCTTTTAATAAATATTACTAAATATTCAGGTTTATTGCTAATATCTATTTTAGCAATAAAATTATCATTATTATCTATAATTTCTGTTTTATTTATTGAATCATATATGTCAAAATTATTTGTTATTTTATTTAAAGTTATACGTAAAATATTATCAGTTTGATAGATAACAAAATTATTAATACAATCTTCATCACAAATTTTACTATAAATGTATTTAAAAGCATATTTTTCATTTGCAAAATGTTCATTAAATTCTGGTAATTGACTAATAGATTCTATTAATTGTTGGTTATTATCAAATATTATAGGTATTTTATAATATTTTTCATTATTTAATTTAGCAATATTATTAGATAAAGTTTCAATATATTTAGAACCATTATCTTCTATTAATTCTATTTTTTCATTATCTTGTTGTGAATTATGTTTTTGTATTTTATAATATAAAGTATTTTCAAATTTTTTCTTTTCTTCAATTTTTTTTGCTTTTTCTTCAATATTATCTGATTCTAAAATTTCAAGTGATTTATCAATTTCTTTAATTGAACTTAATAAATCATTTAATTGTTTATCAAATTGATTATTTTCAATATAAAAAGCAGTAAATCTTTTGTTTGACCAATTATTTAATAAATTATAAAATTTTGTTAATGCTTGATCAGAATCTTGTTGTTCTATTGTTTTTATATTTAATACATTATTTCTTAAATTAGTTAATTGTTCTTTTGTAATATTATTTTCTGTTAAAATAGTTTTTAATAATTTTACATCATCATTATTATCAGTAGTAGTAATAGGTATATTTTTAAGAAATTGTAAAGAAGCATTCATATAACAACTATTTCCAATATTAAAATATCCTTCTTCATTTTGTTGCATACTATTACTAAAATATAATAAATTTTGTTCATATTCTGTTATATTAACTTTATTATCATTTAAATTCATAATTTTTAAACTAATATTAAATAATGATTCTTCTATATCTAAAATAGAACCTTCTATAATTACTAATAAATCCAAACTATTAATATTAGATAATTCATTAAATTCATTTTCAATATCATTTAAAATAATATAATTACTATTATAGCTTAAAAGTTTATTATAAATTTGTGTTAATATATTTTTAACTATATTATTTTGATTTTGTTTTGAAGATTTTGTTAATACTTTTGTTGGTGTTGATACTTTTATTGGTGTTGATACTTTTGTTGAATCATCATAATTATCTAAATCATTTTCATCTAAATACATAGTATTATCTTCTTTCTTTTCATCAAAGAAATTACTAAATATAACTTTATTAGTTTCATAATTATTAATATCATCTACTGTTAAAAATAGTAAATGATATATATTTATGTAATAATAAACTTCTTTTAATAAAAATATAATTTTATTATCAGATTTTGATTTTATAATTTCAATATCATTTAAATCTTCTTTATTAAATATAACAAATTTTACATTTAGTTCATTAGATAGAAATTGTAGATCTAATTCTGATAACCAATGTTTATTTTTAATTACATTATATAAATCATTAGAAGTATTAATATTATAATAAGAATTATTAATATTAAATTTAGTATAATATTGTAAAATATGATAAATATTTAAAAATTCGTTAATTTTTATTAAATTTAGAATGTTATTGTTTATAATTTCATAAATATAATGTAAATTATTAATAGAACTATTATATAATAATATAGATAAATAATAAAATATATTTTTATTGTAATGTGAAATAAAATTATAAATATCATTATTTACGTAATAATAAGGTTTGTCAATTATTTTTATTTTAAATTCATTTTGAATAGAATCTCTTATAAAATTAATATCTATATAATTTTTAGAATTAGTTATTGTTAAATAATTTGGTATATTTGTAACTATTTCGTAATTTTCGTGTGAAATAGGTAAAATATTATTATTATAACCTTGATTTATAAAAAGTGGAGTTAATAATTTAGTTAATAATGATTGATTATATTTTCTTATTTTACGACTATCTATTTTTATAATATCAAATATTTCTGAACTATATATAGTAAAAATATTATCTTGTTTCTTATCTATAATATTAACTTTATCATTATTTAACATTTGTCTAAATACAAAATTATTATTGTATTGTTTTTCAAATAAATTTTCAATATTATTAAAATTAGTATTAGAAATACTAATTCTTATATTTTTTGTTTCTAATTCTGTAAAAAACTCATCAATTCCACTATGATTATTATATTTATTATATAAATTTATATAATCAATAGGTATATCATCATCAATAATATTAAATAAATTAGTTTTAATATTATCTAAATTATTATATTTTTTATAATATTCAATAAATAAATTATAATATAAGTGTTTTATTAAATTTTCATTTATATTATTATTATTAATTTGTACTGATTTATTAATAAAATCATCTAAATATATATCATAATCATTTAATTCTTTAAAATTTGATTCTAATTCAATATTATCTAAACTAATACTATCAATATGTGTTTCATTAAATGGAATTAATTGTGATGATTTTATTTTTAATAATGATGATTTATTATTATTATCTAAAATCACTTTTTCTGGTTTAAATTTATTATTTATTGTTGATAATTCAGACAATAAGCGTATTGTATCAGAATAATCTAATTTATTAATTAAACTTAAATCATCACTTATTTGTTCTACAATAATAGTATTAATATTTAAATTTAATTGATATATTAATTCATTTAATATATAATTGAAAGGTATATATAATTGTTGTGTTTTTATATTAAATAATATAGCAAAAACAAATCCAGATTTATTAATATATATTTTATTTATATTATATTTTTTTTTAAGATTTTCTATATCTATTATATTAATTAAATTATTATTATAATTTTTATCATTATGTTTATAAGATAATGAATATATAAATTTAGATGATATATTATAAGATATTGATTGATTATATATAGAATTAAGAACAGTTTCCATATGGTCACTTTTTATTCTAAAATAATAATTATCATTTTTTAGTGCATAATAATAATTATAATAAATATCATTTATTAAAATAAATATATTATCAGTTATACTATATTTTGGTTGATAATTATTAATATTTTTAATATTAAAAACATTTATATTTTTTTCAATATTTGATATAAATATTACAAATTTAATATTATATGTTTTAGATAATAATTCTACTAAATTATCATCTGTTAATTGATTATTATTAAATAATTCATCTAAATAGTCTAAATATGTATCAATATTACCATCATATTTTAAATTAATAATATTATTTTGATATGTAAAAATATATTTATCATCTTTCATTAAATATTCTTTAAAATCTTGTTGAATATTAATCCATATTTGTTGAATATTAATTGAGTTCCAAACTTCATCAATATTAAGTTTAAAGTGTTTTGATTCTGGATCAATATAATTTATTAAATTAGATTTTTGTTCAGTAGAACGTATATTTGTATAATATAATATAAATAAATTAGTAAATTGATATATAAAATCATTATTCATATATTTAAAATAACTAATATTAGATTTTTTTTCAAAAATAAAGTTTATAAAATTTATTATTTTTGTATTAGAAAATATTTTAGCGTTAGGTTTTTTTTTATTAGAAATACAAGATATATTATCATAATAATCTTTAAAATTATAATATGGACATATTTTATAATTTATTGATGGACATAAAATTATATGTTCATTTTTATATTCTAAAATGTTATATTTTAAATTATAAGGTACATATTTTTCATTATAATTTGAAACACTTCCATTATTTATTATTTCTTTAATAATTTTATTACAATTAAAATGATGTTTTGAATTTAAACTTAATTCTTGAAATTGTTTTATTTTATTATTATCAATAATTTTTTGAGTTAATTTAATTGATTTTAATACAACAATTAAATATTCAGTGTTTGTAAATGAAGTATCATCAATTTTATTGATATTTTCAGTATCTAAATTTTTATCTAAATCATCAATA